TGGATGGATAACAACCCAGCTTTTAAGAATACCCGAAAATCAGTGCGAGGCTCTTTAATCCGTGGTTACAAACGAATTAAAAAGTAGCAGGATAAATATTCGTTTATGCAGTAAAATGTATAAAAAAGCCGCCACCAACTACGTGGTAATCGCAAAAAGTTACCACCAAGTACGTGGTAAAAATTTAACTTTTTTTGTGGAAAAACCATGTAATTACCAGCAAATTGGAAAACTTACCAGCTTACGTGGTAAGCTCTCAAAACCAGCTGTACCAAGGGTTTAGAGCATTTTCACAAAAATACCTTACCAGCTTACGTGGTAATCTGAAAATCCAGTAATATCAAGGGTTTAGCTATATAAAATATATAAATTACCACTAAAATAATATAATATAATATATTTTAATTATTATATTTAATTATTATATATTTATTTTATTTTATTTATATAGAGAAAAAAACGTGGTAACGTGGTAAAAAAATGAAAAATATACAAATATGCAAAAAGGAGAAAACAAGATGGATAAAATGATTGTGGTGACAGATGAAGAATACCTGGAACGCTGCTGGCAAGTAGAAACTTGGAAAGACTTAGCTGAGGTAATTACGAGCTACACATGGATTGCTACGGATGGCAACTTAGTTAGTATGAAGCGTAAAATCACACGCACTAAGCAGTACTTAAAAAATCGTATCTTAACTGAACGTAAAACAAGGAAACTAACTGGCGAAGAGTTCAAAGAGCTTAAAGAACAAATCAAGTTAACTTTTGTAATGGAGATTGACGAGCAGTTGGGAAAGGCAACACAATTATGGCATTACAACAAAAAAGCTGATGCAGCTGGAATTTCAGACAAGGAACGTATGGAATATTTCGTGAACAAAGCGAGTAAAAAAGCAGAAAAATATTTTAAACTTTTTCAATAAAAAGTGTTGACAAATTAAAACAAGTTAGCTATAATATATTTGTAAAGTAAAGCAAAGGAGAAAATGGATGCACCTACTAGACAAAAAGCAGTATCAAGCTATCTTGATCAATTCGATTGGTGATAAGGACAGATTCAAGTTTTTAGTAGAAAAAAACACCTTCAAGAATTACACTGGTAAGCCAGTCGGGAAAGCTGTAAAGCTGAGAGCCACTCTAGACGTCCTAGAAACGTTTCTAAGCGTCGTTAAGCAAGGAGAGGTAGATTTTACCACTGAAGCGAAAGAGGGGCTTACAGAGCTTCTCAGAGCCTATCAGAGCGAATTAGAAAAAGTGCGTGACAGAAAAGAGTATTATAGAAACTACTATAAAGAACATAAAGGCTATTACCAAAACTATCACAAAGAACGCAGAGGACGTAAAGAAGAGGGACAAAATGGATAAAGTAACAAAAAAATTCTATGAAGCAATGGAAGATGTATTACCGAATCTGATTTTAGATGCTTATGATTGCAGACGTTACCGATGCGCTAAAATTAAAGGACTAATGCCACCGTTCGATATTCTAATTGAATTGCTTGATTATATTCCACCCGATGTTGCACTGGATTCACTGAGAGCAAAATCAGATTGCATCAAACCAGGGCACGAAACAGAAGTGTATTTATACGCTATCAAGAAATTTGACACAGAGGAAACTAAACGACTCCGAAGACAGCGCCGCAAAATTGAACGTGCGGAAGGAATTGAGAGATTAGAATTAGAAGGTAGAAAATGAGATTTAACTGGCTTTTTACCCTCTCGGTCTGTATAAGCGTTGGCGTTGTGATGGCTAGCATGTACGCTGGATTTGAGAGCGTTAAAACAAGTTACACACAACAGATTGCAGATCTGCAGGCTGAGTTGAAAGAGGCAAAAGCAAAGATAAAAACGCTGGAGGATAATCAGATTATTGTTTATCAGACGGATAGCGAAGATAGCAACCCATAAAGGTATTTAGAACCGTTCGACTCGGTTCATGGGTATAGCCTAGAATTTTTAAAAAAAAGAATGGAGGAGTTCCTCGCTGTTTTCTAAAAGTTAGCAACAGTCAGTTGTCACTAGGCGCAATCTGGCGAGGCTGATTAAAATATCAATAACGGATAGTCATTTCTAAAAGTGTTACTTTCTATAATCTAACGCAGCTTATCAGCCGGCTGTTATTCTGCAAGGCGTGAATCACGATAATTCCTGCGGGTCGTGCGCCTGCCTGCAAAAGAAAAAAAGCCCTGCTTCCGCAAGACTTTTGTGGTATGAATACGTTAACATTATTATACCACATTATCCACGAAGGAGTTAGGGAATGGGGAAGGCATCACAATTACTTGACGAACTTAAAAATCTAGACGCAGATATCCAAAGCAGAATCGACGAAGTAAGAACATTAGAAGCTGGCTTGTTATCTAGCCCTAAATGGTCTAGTGACAAAATCAAGGGTGGAAAACCAGTAAAAGTCGATGATGTTTATGCGCAACTTATTGTTTTAAAAGAGTCAATCGAACAGGACACGAATGAAGCTATCAATCGTAAGCTTGAATTAAGCAGGTTGATTAACAAAGTATCTAATCCAAAAGAACGCGCTATTTTGCGCATGACGTATATTTTAAAGCAATATCCAGAGGACGTTATGGAGCATTTAAAAATCAGTCAATCAACTTATTACCGTTTACGCAAACACGCAACAGAAGAAATTGATGTTTTTTTTGGAAGCGTGACAAAAAATGGGAATAAATGGGAATGAATGATACAAAAAGGGACAATCTGGGCGTGCATGGGGCTATAAATGTGTTATTATAGTATTGTCAAGAAATTAGGGTAAGCACTTATGAAGTGTCTACCTTTTTATTATGTTTGGAGGTGATGGAAAATGGGATGACAGAAAAACAGAAGATTTTTGCCGATGAGTACATCATCTGTTTGAATGCTACAAGGGCTTATAAGAAAGCCTATCCGAATGTTAAGAAGGATGAAGTTGCAAGATCTAATGGAAGTAGATTGCTAACTAATGCTAACGTGAAAGCCTATATAGATGAACAACTGGAAAAGTTGCAGTCAGAACGGGTTGCAGATCAGCAGGAAGTCATGGAATACCTGACAGCTGTCATGCGTGGGAAAAAGACTGAACCGTTGCTTGTTTTGGATGGTGAAGGTAAACAGAAAGTTGTTGATGCTATCCCACCAGTACAGGCACGAACTAAAGCAGCTGAATTGCTTGGAAAACGTTATAGGTTATTTACTGATAAGCAGGAAGTCGAAGTGCAAGGAACGGTGGTGTTTACGAATGAAGACGACATCGCAGACTAACGACGTTATCGTTGACCTTCCTAAAATGGTTGGTGGCGGATATGGTAAGTTTTGGCGTTCTAAGAACTTTTATAGGGTTGTTAAGGGTTCTCGTGGCTCGAAGAAGTCGAAAACAACGGCTCTGAACTTTATCACAAGGCTTTTGAAATATCCGTGGGCTAACCTGCTTGTGGTTCGTAGGTACTCGAATACTAACAAGCAGTCAACCTATACTGATTTTAAGTGGGCGTGTAACCAGCTAAAGGTTGCGCACCTTTTTAAATTCAACGAGTCATTGCCCGAGATAACGGTCAGAAATACGGGTCAAAAAATTCTTTTTCGTGGTCTTGATGATGAATTAAAAATCACGTCTATTACTGTTGACGTTGGGAGTTTGTGCTGGGCTTGGTTCGAAGAAGCTTATCAAATCGAAACGGAAGATAAATTCAGTACAGTAGTTGAATCAATTCGTGGTAGCTTGGACGTTCCCGAATTCTTTAAACAGATCACGGTGACATTCAACCCGTGGAATGAAAGACACTGGCTGAAACGTGTCTTTTTTGATAAAGACACACAACGAGCTGATACATTAACTTTGACTACCACCTACAAGTGTAATGAATGGCTAGATGAAATTGACAGGCAGCGCTATGAAGACTTATATATCACCAATCCAAGACGTGCTCGCATAGTATGTGACGGTGAGTGGGGGGTTGCTGAAGGACTTGTGTTTGAAAATACTAGAGTGGAAGATTTTGATGTTCAAAAGACAATACAGCGGGTGAAAGAGACTACAGCGGGTATGGATTTTGGTTTCACACAAGACCCGACAACGCTTATATGCGTTGCTGTAGATTTTGAGAATAAACGTCTTTATCTTTACAACGAACATTATCAGAAAGCAATGCTTACAGACGATATTGTTAAAATGCTAAAAGACAAAGGAATGCAACATTCTTATATTTCAGCAGATAGTGCAGAAAATCGTTTGATTGCTGAAATACGCAGCAAAGGCATTAGTCGCATTGTGCCAAGTTTAAAAGGTAAAGGTTCAATTATGCAAGGGATTCAGTTTATGCAAGGATTCCAAATCGTCATTCACCCCTCGTGCGAGCATACAATAGAAGAATTTAACACGTACACTTTTAAGCAAGACAAAGAGGGGGATTGGTTGAATGAGCCAATAGATGCAAACAACCACATCATCGACGCGGTGCGCTACAGTCTTGAGCGTTATCATATTCAGAGAAGCAATATGAGAGAAAAAACTAAAAAAGCAAGTTATTTATTTTGAGGTAATACATGGTAAAATTTCTATCTAAGACTAGATTTAATCCACATAGTAACGACCAGATCATCATGCTAACTGAAGATTATGAAGCTATTGATTTTGCGTCTAAAAAATGGATTGAACAATTAAAACAATACATCAATACACATAAGCTACAAGTTGCGCGATTGAAAGAATTGAAACGATACTATTTAGGTGATAACAATATCAAGTATCGTCCTGATAAAACAGATGAGTCCGCTGCTGATAACCGTATTTCAAGCGACTTTGCAAAGTACATTACAGTTTTTGAACAAGGCTATATGCTTGGCAATCCAGTTAAGTATACGAATGAGGATAAAACACTACAAGAATTGATTGATACGTTTTCTGAACAAACAAACGAAGCTTATCACAATATCTTGATTAAAACCGACTTATCTATTTACGGGCGTGCTTATGAGCTGCTAAACCCTGAAGAAGATGAAGACGGCAATGTTGTTTTAAAACTGTATCATTTAGCACCAGAGCAGACGTTTGTTATTTATGATGATACATACCAACAAAAGTCGTTGTTGGGTGTCAACTATTATGAGGTTGACTACGGCATGGGTCACCGCAAAATGGTGGTGCGTGTCTATTCAGATGATATGATTTATACTTATGTTGACGATAACCAAGATAATTTTGGGCTTCGTTTAGTTGATGAACCAGTACAACATTATCTCAAAGGTGTTCCAATTAACGAGTTTAAGAATAACGAGGACCGCACAGGCGCTTATGAATCTGTTCTTGATGACATTGACGCTTATGACTTATCGCAATCGGAGCTGGCTAACTTTCAACAAAACAGTAATGATGCTATCTTACTAATCACTGGTAATCCTTACACTGGTTCGGACGACAACGATTATCTCGAAGATGGGCGTGTTAACCCCAACGGCCGTTTAGGTGTGGCGATTGGATTTAAGAAGGCACAAATTGCAGTGCTGGATGACAATCCTAATCCTGGTGGGTCACAGCCAGACGCAAAATACTTGGTTAAGCAATATGATTCGGCTGGTGCTGAAGCATACAAGCAACGTTTAGTGAACGATATTTTACGCTTCACATTCACACCCGATATTCTAGATAATAATTTCAGTGGCATCCAATCTGGTGAATCCATGAAATACAAGCTTATGGCGTCTGATAACTATCGCAGCAAACAAGAACAATTGTTCAAAAAAGGACTTATGCGACGTTTGCGTTTGGCGGTCAACGTCTGGAAAATTAAGGGCAATGAAGCAACGAATTATCACGCAATCAATCAAACCTCTGTCATTTTCAGTCCTAACTTGCCGCAAAACGAGACTGAGATTGCAAACATCGCCAAGTCGCTTTTTGGTGTGGTAAGCGACCAGACAGTTTACGAATTGTTGGAACAGGTGACTGGAATCGATGCAGAAGATGAACTGAAACGCCTAAAAGCTGAAGAACCAAAAGAACCAGAGCCACGTTTTGATGTTGAGGTAAATGCTGATGGCGAAGAGAACAGCGAAGAAGCACGATAATTATTGGCGGGATCGGGCGGAAGACATTATGCGCTATATTGATTCAACTGATATTGATGTCTTTGAAGAATTGCAAAAAATATATATCGAGCATAGCGCAGAAGTTCAACGTGACTTATTTGCGTTCGTAACAAAATATGCTGATGATAACAAAATGAGCTATTCTGAGGCTCTACAACGCCTTAGAGGTGTCGACCTATCAGATTATCAAGCGAACGCAGAGAAGTACCGTAAGCAGGCTGAGAAAGCCCCAGAATTGCTTAAAAGATTAAATGAGCAATATGCCAGCTCAAAAGTCACACGTTTTGATGCCTTAAACCTTGAAATGACATACAAAATCGGTGTTATGCAAGGTATTATCGAGAAGTCGTTCGAAAACTATTTGAAATCAACCGCCAAGTACGCTTACAGAAAAATTATGGGCGGCAATGGTGGTGCATTGAACGAGCCAGCATTGAAAGAGCTTATCAATACCCCTTTTAATGGTTACAACTATTCTGAGCAGATTTGGGGCAATACAGATAATTTAGCTAAAGACTTAAGGGAAGTTCTAAAGCGTGGTTTTATTCGTGGTGATGATGTTCGGAGCATGGCTGCTGAGCTTTCCAAAAAGTACAACGTAGCAAGGGCACGAGCGCAAACACTTATCAGGACTGACGGGACGGCTATTGTCAATCGTTCAGCTATTAAACGTTATGAAGAGTCTGGATTAAAATATTATCGTATTTCTGTCCATTTGGATAATAGGACATCACAGATTTGTAAGAGAATCAACAGAGAAAATAAGCTTTACAGAATTGATGAGTTTGAAACTGGGGTCACCGCACCACCTTTCCATTATAATTGTAGGTCAGCTGTTATTCCTGACGAAGACGAGTTGAATAATAAAAGTGAAAATAATAAAACATAAAATTTTGTCCAAAACTGCTCATGACGTTAAAAGGTGCAAGGTTATTAGTCTAACTGCGGACTTAAAACGGAGGTAGCCAACATGGCAGAAGAAACTAACACTGAAGTAGTCGAAGTGGAAACAGTCGACAATCCAGAAGCTACTGAAGCGGATAAAACATTCACTCAAGATGAGCTTAACCACATTGTCCAAGAACGTGTTCAACGTGCCGTGGCTAAAGCACAAAAAGACGCCGAAGACAAAATCAAACAAGCACAATCTGAGGGTGAACGTTTAGCAAAATTGACAAAAGATGAACGCGCCAAAGAGGAAGAAGCTAAGCGCTTAGCTGATCTCGAAGCTCGTGAAAAAGCAATTGCAGTCAAAGAACTGCGAATCGAGACACAAAGCCTTTTGTCAGATGAAGGTTTACCAATCGAATTTCTTGACGTTGTTATGGCAGATACCGCGGAATCTGTTAAGGAAAACATTGCAAGTATTCGAAAGGTATTTGATGAAGCTGTTGAAAAGCGTGTGAATGAGCGTCTAACGCAAGATAAGCCACGCCGTGGTTCAACAGCAGGGGCAATGAGTAAAGCTGAAATTATGGCTGTTCAAGATGCAAACGAGCGTCAGAAACTCATTGCGGAAAATTTGGATTTATTTAGAAGGGGTTAACTTATGGCTGAAGATAAACTAACTGTTATGAACGACTTGGGCGAAATCAAAACAATTGATTTTGTCAACAAATTTAGCACTAACATCTCTGAACTATTGACACTGCTCGGTGTGACACGTAAAGAACCGTTGTCGGCTGATATGAAAATCAAAACTTACAAGTGGGAAAAAGATATTGACACAACAACCACTGCCGAAGGTGACACAATTCCACTTTCTAAAGTGACTCGTGCAGTAGACAAAGAATATCAAGTTGCATGGATTAAAAAACGCCGTGCCGTTTCTGCTGAAGCTATCGCACGTCATGGTGCTTCTTTAGCAATTGACCAAGCTGACCAACGTATTATGCGCGAAATTCAAAACGGCATCAAAACTGATTTCTTTACTTTCCTAAAAACAGATCCAACGAAAGTTAACGGAACAGGCCTTCAAGGTGCGCTTGCTCAAACGTGGGGCAAACTTCAAACATTCTCTGAATTCGATGGCTCACCAATCGTGTCATTTGTAAATTCACTTGATGTAGCTGACTACCTTGGCGATAAAGCGGTTGGTGCTGATGGGTCTAACGTCTTCGGGATGACATTGCTTAAAAACTTCCTAGGGATGCAAAACGTTATCGTATTGCCAAACGTACCGAAGGGTAAAGTTTACTCAACTGCTATTGAAAACATTGTTCTTGCTTACCTTGATGTTAACAGCTCAGATTTGGGTGGAATGTTTGCCGATTATACTGACGAAACTGGTTTGATTGCTTCAAGTCGTGACCGTTCTCTTAACAACCTTACATACGAATCAGTGTTCTTCGGTGCTCTTAAATTGTTCGCTGAAATTCCTGCGGGTGTTATTGAAGCTACAATCCAAGACCAAGCAGCTGCATCTGAACCTTCTAAATCATCAAAATAAGTAGAGGTAAGTAAATTATGGACAAAGCGTTGATTTTAGAGGAAGTTAAATTATTCAAAGGAATTTCTGATAAAGATACAACGCAAGATAAATTGATTGAACTGGCAATCAATGAAAGTGTTGACCGTGTTTTGGCTAAGCTCAATGAGTTTAGCGAATGCGAGTTGACAGAAGTTCCAAAACGTTTAACTTTCATCATTCGAGATGTAGCTGTTAAACGCTACAATCGTTTAAACTCAGAAGGTGCTAGTGCTGATAGCGAAGAAGGTCGTTCGTTTAACTGGGATAAGTATTTAGATGAATATGAAAATACATTGAAAAGTGCTGCAGTTGGTAGAAATTATCAGGCGAAAGGAATTGCTAGATTTATATGATTTATAACAAGCGTGTTATTTTAATCACTGAAACGACTGAAGCAGACTTTTTAGGTGATAAAGTCGTCAAAAAACAATCTGAACCCATCCCTTGTCAGGAAAATAACCTAACCAACGCAGAACAAATGGGTATCTTTGGAAAATACAATCTTGATAGTTTTAAATTGCATTTGCAAGGATACTACGATGGCTTTTCTGAAATTATCTACGATGGCAAAAAGCGCAAAATTCGGGGTAAAAAGCATCATAAAAACTCAACGGTGATATATATATGAGCGTTAAGTTCAAAGTGAGCGGTGTTGACAGAATGGTTAGAACGATTGCTAGTAAAGGCAAACAGGCACAGGCAGCTACAAATCGTGAGCTTGATTTATCTAGTAAACGAATCGAACGAACGGCTAAAACAAAAGCTCCAGTTGATACTGGTGCACTGAAAAACACAATCTTTTCAGCAAAAGCGGGCAATCTAACCTATAAAGTTACTGCACCTCAACATTACGCGGTTTTTGTTGAAAACGGAACTCGAAGAATGCGAGCGCAGCCATTCCTGAGACCAGCACTGGATGCTGAACGACCAAAACTAATCAGCAACTTGCGCAAACTATATGAAAGATAGGTGATACATGACGAATTATTCACCATCCACTTTATTTTTAAAAGAGCTGCACGATAGGTTGGAAGTGTTAGCTATTCCAATCTATTTTCATTTACCGAATCCTGACGTTTTAGAGCCTTTTATCGTGATTGGTTCTAACTCATCAGATACTTCACGAACAGCTCAAACGGGGGCTATTATCGAGGATATTACGGTAAATATTGACATCTTTTTAGATGGCTCAAGCAGGACAGATGCGGAAGAAGTTAAGGCAAAAGCCTTAAGGGTATTAGGGCGTAGAAACGCAACAGCTAACATTATTCCAGATGACAGCATAGGACGTGACGTGTATCACGTTTCTATTGTTGTTTCTGGTACTATTTATTAAAGGAGAGTTACATGACAGAAACAGGAAAAATTACAGTGACAACTGCTAAGCCACTAGCAGGGAAAAAAGTATTTTATTTCATTCAGTCTATTCATGCCGAGCTTGGCAGCGCTGCAGTCTTGCCAGCTTATCGTACCGATGGAACTTTGACGCTTGGCGCTGAATATTCTGACGAACAAACACAACAAGGGCTTTTGCTTGATAAAACAAGCACTAGCCACGAAATCGAATTGACAACTAAGTTCGCACCAAAAGACCCGTCAATTGACATTATTGAGCAAGCGAACGATACAGGTGAATCAGTTAAGATTTGGCGTGTCCTTGTTGATGAATCGTTGAAAGAGCAAGAAGGCGTCAGCGACCCTAAAAAAGATGTTTATCCTGCGAAGTTTGGCTATGCTAAAATCGGTGATATTGAATACAGCGAAGGTATTGAAGATATTATCGAAGCTAACTACACAGCAACCATTGTTGGCAAGCTAAAAAATGGTAAATTCCCATTGACCGCCAAAGAAATTGCTTTGCTTGATGAAGTTTACGAATATCAAAATCCTGGTGAAACAAAGGGTGATTACGACAACATCCAAAAAACACCAGGTAAATAATCTATCAAGGTTGGATATTACATCCAGCCTTTTATTTTTTAGTTAGGGGACAACTCATATTATGGAATTTAAAGTCAAAAATAAAATCATCGAAATCAAATTCGACTATCGCACAATGTTTAAAGTTGACAAACAACTTGCAACCAAAAACAAAGAAACTGGAGCAAGTAACAATGATGGTGTCGGAACATTGTTCAACAACATTCTAAACCGCAACGATGAGGGGCTTGTTGACTTGATTCTTTTATCAGCGAATAAAGCATTTAGCAAAGCTATTTCAGAAGATGACGCTATTACAGCTATTGAAGATTGGCTAGTGGATAATGATGCTGCAGATACGGAAAACTTGTTCGAAGAAATCCAGCAAGAAATGGTTGATTCCGGTTTTTTCAGAAACAAGATTTTGAAATACATCGAAAACTTGGAAACAGCAGTAGAGTACATGAAAGCGCAAGAAGACAGCGAACCGCTTCAAGTCGAAGTCACAGAAAAACTTATTGGCAAGATGAAAAGCGCACTATCTTAACAGAGTGCGCCCGTCTTGGATTAACAGATTTAGAAACAATCTATTCTTGCAACAAATGGGAACTTGATGCAATTTTGGAAGGACTTCATTACAGGCAGATTGATTTTCGAGAAAATCTTTCAGAGCTTGCTATGGAGATGCGCTACACTATGAACGCTAAGCGTGCTAGTGCGAATAAACTTAGCAAGAAAAAAGACAGAAATAAAGTTAAGCAAGCCTTTCATGCAAATGACATTAAACAAACGACAGATAGCAGTCTTGCTGAACGTTTGCAAAAGGTCAACGACTATTTCATGAACAGATAATACAGAAAGGAGGGGTTATATGGCAGAATTTGATGGTTCAATTTATGCTTATGTCGGTGCTGATATTGCTGATTATCAAGCGGCAATGAATAAGATTACAACTGCAACACAGCGTGCTTTTGAAAAAGCACAAGATGCAGCCGTGAATAGTTCTAATCGTTTAGTCCAACGAGTGGGGCAAATTATGGCGCAGTTGGCAAACAATGGGGAATCACTTGGTAAACGTTTAGGAACAGCGTTCAGCACAGGCTTAAATTTGTCCATCGGTGAAATTCAACGTATAGCTTCATCGATTGGTGAAAAAATACCTCAGCCCATAAAAAATGGGTTCAATAACGCTTTGGCATCTATTCAGAATAGTGTCAACTCACTAGCTAACAAAATCCCTCAACCTATTCAAAACGCTTTTACAAAAGCAACTAACTCAGCCTCTAACTTTGCTAAAACGACGACTAGCAGTGTTAGTTCAGCATTTAGCACGATTAGTTCAAAAGCTAACAGCGCTGCTAGTGCTATCAGTAACTCTTTTTCTGGCAAAATCATGTCAAGTGTGACTAATTTGTCAACAAGGATGGCAAGCTCACTTGGCCGTGGGTTTTCTAATTTGTCTAGCAAGGCAACTAGCGCGCTTAATGGTATTAGTCAAAAATTCGCTAGTGCATCCAGTGCTGGAGAAAAGCTGCATAGCACAGTGATGCAGATTGCAGCAGGTTTTTCTCTTGTTGCAATCGCACAAAAAGGTATAAACGCTCTGACTGGAGCGCTAGATGGTGCTGTAAGTCGTGTTGATACCATGAACCGTTTCCCAAAAACGATGAAACTGTTTGGCTATTCAGCCGAAGAGTCAAAGAGAGCCATTGATAAGTTATCAGCTGGAATTGAAGGGTTACCTACCCCGTTGGATAGCGCAGTAAAAAGCGCTCAACAACTTTCCATTACAACAGGCAGCCTTGAAAAAGGTACAGACTTAGCTCTTGCTTTTAATAACGCCATGATTGGATATGGTGCATCAACTGAAGAAGCTGAAAACGCGCTTAGGCAGTTTAATCAGTCTCTTGGTTCTGGAAAGATGCAGGCGGAGGAGTTCAACTCTGTGTCAGAAGCAGCACCAGGGCTTATGTCTAAAATGGCGGAAGCGTTTGGCTTTGGTTCAAACGGTGTTCAAGATTTGAAGAGTGCCTTGTCGGATGGAAAAATCACAGCGCAACAGTTTGCCGATAAGATGATTGAACTTAACGGTGCGCAGGGTGGCTTTGCTGAAATGGCGCAGGCATCGGCTGGTGGGATTCGTACAGCGTGGCAAAATTTAAACACCGCTGTTGTCAAAGGTGTTGCTAACATGATTACTGCGTTTGATGAAGCTGCCAAAGCAAACGGTCTGAAAACTATTTCAGAAAGTTTGTTGGCTTTAAAACCAGCTATCAACGATGCGTTTGCTACTGTCACTGCAGTTATCCCAAATATGGTCGCTGCCTTTGCAAGACTGAAAAATTCGATTGATATTGATGTATCAGGAATCAGTCAAAGTATCAAATCAGGTTTTGACTTGCT